AAGATCTTTAATAAGAGATGGATGTAGTGTTGGTATGAGTACCCGGTCGTTAGGAAAACTTGTACAAGAAGAAGGTAACAACAAGGTAAACAGAGTCAAGGACATGAGATTGATCGCAGTTGATTGTGTCGCTGACCCGAGTTTCGGTGAAGCTTTTGTTAATGGTATTTTAGAAAGTAAACAATATGTGTTGAACAAATTCGGAGAGTATGAAGAAGCGTATCAAAATTTCGAGAGGGACCTAGCAGACATACCAAAGAAGGATGTAGAGAAGTATCTAAAAGAGAGTATTTTGAGCTTTCTGGACGTGATTAAAGGAAAAATTTAATATGAGTAAACAAGAGACATCAACAAGAGATCGTAACAATATAATTAATTTTATACAGAGTTTAGGTGAAAAGGACTATGCTAAAGCTGACAGTCACTTAAAAAATGCGATAGAAAATAAGCTAATTAACAAAATAAGCGCGTCGAAAGGCATAAATATTTTTACACATGAGCGATAACCCTATTACAGAACAACTAAAGAAGGTTGCTTCCGATGTTTTGACGGAAGAAACATTACAAGCGATCGAAGTAGCATTTAATGAATCCGTTGACACTAAAGCCGAAGAGCTAGCCACACTCCGTGTTGAGAAGGCACTAGTCGAGCAAGACGAAGAACATGCGGTTAAATTAGAAAAGCTCTTAGAAGCTATCGATGCTGATCATACCGCCAAGTTGGAGCGTATTGTTGAAGCTATTGATAAGAACCATGCCCATAAATTAGTTGCATTGGTTGAACGCTTCAAAGGTGAGGTTGATACAGACGCTAATATGTTCAAAGAAAATCTTGTTGACAACATCAGCAATTATCTCGATCTTTATGTCGAGAAGCATATACCAACTGAAGACATTCAAGAAGCTGTTAAGAACAAGCATGCCGCTTCTGTTTTAGAAAACCTACGCAAGACATTATCTATCGATGCTGCATTGAGTACTGATCATGTTAGAGACGCGGTCATTGATGGTAAGCGTCAAATTGATGAAGCTCAACATATTGCTAGAGCCCTTTACGAAGAAAACGAGAAATTAAAATCAACAAATTCTGATAACGAAGCAAACTTGGCTTTAGATAGGTTAACAGAAGGACTTCCAGCTACCAAGAAAAGACACATAACAAGAGTCTTCGCCGGTAAGGATGTAGGATTTATTAATGAGAACTTCCAGTATGCATTAGATATGTTTGAGAAAACGGAAGCTGAGAAGGTAGAAACATTAAAAGAGCAAGTAACAACTAAGAAGCGTCCAGCAGATCGACCAGTAGGTCAAAAGGGTCAAGTTGTTACAGAAAGCGTAGAACAGCAAATTGCTCAAACCGAACCCCGTAACTTACAAGACTCAAACCTGTTTAATAACTACATGGGCGAGTTGGGTAAATGGTAAACACTTTTATGAGGCTGTATTATTACGGCCTGAGTAGTATAAGGAACATTATAATATGTCACAGGTAAAACCAGCACAATCATATATCGATGAAGAACGCGCAGGCGTCCTTCTTGAGAAGTGGGCTCCAGTCCTCGACTATAGTTCTGATAACGTCAAACCTATTGACGACGATCATTCACGTTTAAACACCGCGATCCTCTTGGAAAACCAAGAATCATGGTGCATGAACGAATCGAATGTCGCCGGCGGTAGTTCTGGCTCATTCAGTGGCTTAGCGGGCGGAAACCTTCAAGGGCATCCAGGCCAAGGCGGCGGTGTACCCGGCGGAAGCGATTTTTACGCATCCGGCGATGCACGCCTACCCAAGATCTTGATCCCCATGATTCGTCGTACATTCCCTGAACTAATTACTAATGAGATCGTAGGCGTTCAACCTATGAGCGGACCAGTAGGTCTTGCATTCGCTATGCGTTATAAATACGAAAACGACACCCTCGGGACCGGCGTTGACGGAAAAGGTAACGGAGTTGGCGGATCAGGCGCATGGTCTGCAGGCCAAGGCAATAACACCCCTGACGGTGAAGAAGCCGGTTATCAAAAGCTTGACACACGTTTCACAGGAGCTAGCTCCAGTGATCTTGTGGGAGGCGGAGAAATCGGAAACTTCATTGATGAGGACAAAGGTGTTGCAGCATTGCTTAAAGATTACGAACTTACTGGCGACATTCCACAGATGGTTGTTTCATTTGAAAAAACCGCTGTTGAAGCCGGAACTCGTAGACTTGCAGCTCGCTGGAGCGTTGAGCTCGAACAGGACCTTAAGAACATGAATGGTATTGATATCGATACTGAATTGACAAACGCTATGTCGTATGAAATTCAGGCCGAAATCGACCGAGAAATGCTCATGAGGATGATCCAAGTTTGTGCATCAAACGCAGCCGGAGGAAAAGGTGTTAGCACCTGGTCCCCCGCCAGTGCAGATGGTCGTTGGATGGCCGAACGTAATCATGACCTATATGCTAAGATTATCGTCGAAGCAAATCGTATTGCTATTCGCAACCGTCGTGGTGCAGCTAACTTTTTAGTTGCTACACCTAAGGTATGCGCTATCTTGGAAATGCTCCCTGAGTTTCAGTGGATGCAAGTTCAAGGCAATGTGAACACCCAACCAGTTGGGATCGCTCGTGTAGGTAATCTTGGAGGTAGGTTTAACGTTTATCGCGATACCCGTACAGAAGCTCAAGTTGAAGGCGGCTCTAGAGCCGAGCGACTCGAGTACATCCTTTTAGGCTATAAAGGACCTGAGTTTTACGACACAGGTATTATTTACTGCCCGTACATCCCCGTGATGGTACAAAGGACTGTTGGTCCTAATGATTTTGCTCCACGTGTAGGCTTGCTTACCCGTTATGGTGTTGTTGACAACATCTTTGGTGCAGATCTTTATTACCACTGTATAGTTATTAAGAATCTCGGTGAATCGTTCACACCCGGCACTCAGTCGGTGTACTTCTAATACTCTCAGTTATTGATTTAAAGCCGTTGAAATGATATAAACGGCGATAAAAAACTTTTTCGACTCTTACAGGTGATGCTGAAGAGTCGTTTTTTTTGTGTTTATTGCTTGGCGGTCTTCACGTGCATAACGTGATGATTGATCAGATCTTTATTAATCAAGCTCTTGTCACTTGCTCTAACTGGATTAATATCGATACCACCACGTCTAGCATATAGACAGGTTACAACCAATCTCTCTGGCTCAAGCTTGTCCATCAATCTAACATATATTGTCTCGCATATCTCTTCATGGAAGTGACACTCGTCTCTGAAGGATATAATATACTTCAACAAACTCTCTGGTGTGGCAACGTTCTCACCCTTATATGAGATGAAAACATCAC